CATCCCCATAAGCAACAAGCGTATGGTATTCAGCAATGCGTTGGATACTGACAAGTATATCGCCATTGACCAGTATTTTCGGAAGTTTGCACAGCCATGTGGAGGTATTGGCACACATTTTACTAATGATGTAGGAGTTCAACCACTCAACATGGTCATAAAATTGGTATCTGCTGATTTTGGTTATGGGTGGAGAAATACGGCAAAAATATCAGATGATATTTCAAAGGCATCCGGTGACCTTGAAACAATAAACGAAATCAAAAAAAGAATAGGTATTTTGTGATTTCGAATTACTTCTGTGGGTTGCTCGGCACATGTCCAAATTTGATCCCCAATTTGGTCGTGCTGAGATGGGATGGTCAGATAACGAAGGTTATTACCACACTCTTCGATTTGTATCCAACGAAAAAGACCCCTCGGAGTTGTCTTTGCTTAAGGGTTGTATCAACATGGCAGTGGAAGAAATGCAGAAAACGGAGAAGAATCATCCTTGAGTGGCGAATAATACTTGACAGCGATGTTCTTCTTTGATATTATACAAGCAATTATGACAACACCATCTACACCAACTGCACCGGCAACTCCCGAGAAATCTCCCGTAGTTGAATTCGAATACCCTGATAGTTCTACTGGCGAAATGAAAGTCCGTTACCTTCGAGTGACTGAGGCTGATGCTCGCTATGTCAAAGGATACGAACTCGTTACCCCGCTGTCCAAAGTGGACGGACAGTTTAAGACGTTTTCTCGGGTACGCCTCGCCCGCAACGGCGTTTCGCTGGTGTCCTTCTAACATTTGTTATGCCTGAAATAACTTTGGCGATTATTGGAACTGCGGGTCGCAAGGACGATGCAAAGCGTTTGACTACCAACCACTTCAAGGCAATGTGTCTCGTAGCTTCGGGGTTGATAGAACAAATCAATGAAAGCAACTACCCCATAACTACGTTGGTAAGTGGTGGTGCGGCTTGGGCTGACCATTCTGCTGTACGTCTCTTCTTGGATAAGAAAGTCCCTCATCTTCGTATCTTTATGCCTGCTGCGTGGGAAGATGGGTCTTATCATGACAATGGTAATAAGGATGCCTATGAGAACCCTGGAGGCACGGCAAACCACTATCATAAACTCTTCCAACAGAACACCGGCATCAATAGTCTTACTGAGATACTTATTGCTAAGTCACATGGAGCCGAGTTGATTCCAGTTCTCCGAGGATTTCATGCTCGCAATGCTCTCGTGGCAAAGTCGGATTTCATTCTCGCCTGTACTTTTGGAGATGGTAAGATGGTCAAAGAAGGGGGGACTGCTGACACTATTCGGAAGTACCTTGACCGTGTACGCAAGGAGGGGTGCTGGGATAAATCATTTCATTACGACTTGACAACCAAGAGCATCTATGAAGGATGCCTTGTTCCTCCCGAGAAGAAGAAAGAGGATGCCGAAATCGTTAGACAGTTCTCGAAGCGGATTCCGTCACTGCGGAGGTCTCAGGTGATTGGGGTGCATTCTTATCCACCTTAGCCAGATGATGCCCGAGGCTCTTCATTCGGCGTTCCACCTGTTCTAATAGGTACTCGGCTTGCTCCTTGTCTGCCTCATAATCCTCTTCGCCCCATCCAAAGTCCTCAGCATAGACAGAAATCATTGTGTTACGGTCAAAGGTGATAAATTCCTTGAGCGGTTTCTGCATTGCTTCGAGGGTCTTCATGGTGCGGACTTTGTTTAATTCAATCATGTTTGCAATATACACTGGTCTTTCGCTTCTGTCAAATGGATTTCTCAAAATTCAATTTGACAACATGTCGGGGTGTGCTATAATGTAGCGTGATTAAATGGTCTGTACAATGTATTGTCTGCGGCGAGAAAGGCATGTTTGAAGACGCCAAAGACATTGCGAACGCAAAGTGGTCTATACTTGCTTGGGATGTTAAAACTGGCTACCCGAAGTGCGTTTGTGACAAGTGTGAGTACGGTCAACCGAAGAAAGATAAAAAATGAATATGTTTCCTTTTGCCGTGGCCCTCGGAACGTTTTTGGGTAACTGGTTAGTATGTCCTTTGCTTATACCCAATCGAACATTCGGGGATGGGTTCGCTATCGGACTGATTGCCGCCGTGCTGGTGCTGATATTCTTCTGGATTGCGTATTTGTTTGGCTATAAACCACTGGTATGAGTTTCTTTGTTACTGCCATTGCCTACTATCCCGAGGATAAAGAAAAGAATTATGACAAGCCTTATAAGCGTACTCAAACCTTTGGTCATTTTCCGATAGTAGAAGATGCCAAACGCATTCCTATGTGTATTTGTAACGAGTGTGAATACGGTAAGCCGAAACCAAAACCGAACAAGAAACATGAATAACAATTTTGACCCGGACCTGTGGCATCAAGGGGGATTCTATCAACCCATCACTCCCCCTGCATCCAAACCTCCGAAGAAACCTCGGGGGATGGTCATGCGGAAGAACAACCCGAAGCAGATTTGGTTTCTGACTGCCATCGTGGTATATGGCACCATCAAAGGCCCGAGGGGCGAAATAAAAGCCTATCGGGATGAACGCACTTTTGGATACTATCGTGGGTTCTCCAAAGCCTATCAGGCTGTGAAAGAGAACCGAGGCAGTATGGAAGAGTGCCTGTACGGTTATCTCGTTATGGAGCGCATTGGTGAAGGTGTCCATGCCCTGTGCGCCGATGAACAGTGGTTCAAATGGACAACGAAATGGACCCCTTGCCGAAAGCCCGACTGGGCAAAGGGGCTGACGAATTGGGCATTAGGATAACAATATGGCAACGCTATACACATTACTTTACGGACGCTCGAAGAAGCGCATGAAGCCAATTATGGTGGACGTGCTTCATAAGTGCGAGAACTACAAGACGCAACGGGAGAAGTCCAGGGGCAGCAAATGTTCTATGGGCTGGCACGAGATTGTCCCCGCCGAGGCTGGTGCCGAGATATGGCGACAGAAGTCCGCAACCGTGGGCGGAAATCGCTGTGAGATGGTTCAACGAGTGGGGCATGGTCCCGCTGGTTACATTGACAAACACGGATTTAATCCACACACATAAGAACATGAAAAAGATATTATACTCATTATTCGCAGTGCTCGTCATGTTGACGGGTTGCATCACCAAGAACCCACAAGGGCTGACGCCAATCCCGACTAATTCGGAAACGACAATAATGGAGAGGCGGATGATTGCTCGCATGAATATGCCCCCGTTGCCGCCTTCGGTGACAGTACAAAATAAGGCGTTGCCGAAGTTGGTAGCTTTCCTTGGAAACACGACTAATACTATCTCTATCTGGAGCAATGCCGTGCCTACTACTGTTGACGCAGGTGCGGATAGTGCTGCCCCCGTAGAACTGGGTGTCAGGTTCCAATCGGATATTGATGGTAAGGTTACTGGCATACGTTTCTACAAGTCCGCCGCTAACACAGGCACCCATGTTGCCAATTTGTGGAGTCTCACGGGCACCAACCTTGCCTCGAAGACCTTTACCAATGAGACTGCCTCGGGGTGGCAACAAGTAACCTTCAACACCCCCATCTCCATCAAGTCTAACACGGTCTATATTGCCTCTTACTATTGTACCCTCGGGCATTATAGTGATGACTTTAACTACTTTGCGTCTAATGGCGTGGACACCCCTCCACTTCATGCCCCGATGGATGGCGTCTCGGGTGGCAATGGCTGCTTTGCTTATGGGGCAACGAGTCTCTTCCCTACTAGTACTTATTCTTCGGCTAACTACTGGGTTGACATTGTGTTTTCTTATTCGACAGCAGCAGCTACCAATCCTCCCGTCATAACGGCGGGATTAACCAATATGTTTGTGCTCCAAGGCACTAACGTTAATCTCTTGGTGACAGCTACGGGTAGTCCATCATATCAATGGAGGTTCAATAATGGTATCATTGCAGGAGCCACCAATACTTCCTATACCATTACTAATGTTCAACCTTCCAGAGCAGGTACTTACTCGGTGTTGGTTGCTAATACTTTTGGTAAAGTCAGTAGTTCAGCCTACGTATCCGTGGGTACAACCAATATCTTGACCAATTGCATCCCCTCGGGGGGAAAGACAAGTGTGACTTTGGGGTGGTGCCCAAGTATAGTCACGTCCCCTACAAACTCTCCCGTTGCTGGCTATAGAATTTACTATAACACTGGCTCTGTGACGAATTGGAGTCCTAATATTTATGACACTAATAAGCCCCCTTGCCCCGGCGTCATTATCAAAAATGGAACTAACTGGCTTCGATCCTATGTTAATCCGGTGACTGGAATAACTAACGTGATAAATGTAGGAACTAATCTTACGGGTACTGTAAGTAATCTTCTGCCGGGATTTACCTATTATTTTGCTGCTACAGCTTACGATACAAATGTTCCATCGTTGGAAAGTGATTATTCCTCCGAAGTGTCGTGTGATCTATCGGGAGGACTGATATTGCATCCACCGACTAACTTCACGGTGTCTATTCACTATATCGGAAACAATCAAATACAGTTGCAGACGAAGGTATGCTCATCTTCTCGTCTTACTGTATGGTACAAGAAAACCCTTATTACTGGTGCATGGGTTGCACTGGCGACAAACCAAGTGCCTGATGTCTATGGGAATTACTATTACACGGACAAATCAACTAACTTAACACGCTTCTACAAAATGCAATTACAATGAACACTAAACAGAAAGTATCCCTATCTCTAGTGGTTATTATATTATCTATGGCGATACTCGTCCTTATTCACTGGCAAACAACAACCGAGTTTGCGAAGATGACCCCTCGGCAGCAAGAGCAAACCGTTATGGCGATATATGAAGCCAGCTTCAATGCTGCACAAACGAACTGGACAATGACCATTGTACCCCGAACAAACAAATGAATACTAACGGACCACTAATCATCGGCAAGAACAGTCCTGCTGTCGGCAAGTGCCCCGCTGTTCTTCTCATTGACCCTAAGTACAAGGCCAATGTGGGAGCAATCCAACGTGCTGCCTCGTGCTTTGACGTGCATCAAGTGTGGTTTACTGGTAATCGCATTCAACTCGAAACCGGTGAGCGTCTGCCTCGGGAAGAGAGGATGAAAGGTTATAGGAATGTCGATCTCATACAGTACGATTATCCCTTTGACCATTTTAAGGGATGCACCCCTGTCTGTATGGAAGTCGGCGGTCCCGAAAATTTGTTTGACTTCGAGCATCCTGATAATGCTCTTTATGTATTTGGTCCCGAGGACGGTGGTGTTGACCAAATCAGTCGCCGTTTCTGCCATCGCTTTGTGAAGATACCAACGCTGCATTGTACCAACCTTGCGGCTGCGGTGTACATTGTGCTGTATGACCGTGCTCAGAAGCTATACAAAAAGACTGGCATCATGCCCGAGTTGAATGAGCAACGGGGAATGTATGGTAGCAATGATGTCATTGGTGAGGCTCCCGGTGTGGAGTACAAGGATGGAGTGGCATTCGCATGAGTTTACTTATACAATTACTAAACCAGTTTCAGGGTGCTGAGTTCTTAACCACGACGGTTGTCACCACTACCAACATTTACAAACCCACGGATGCCAAAGAAAAGCAAACGATTATGGATGGGGACATACCTAAACCGCTGGGCATATTCATTCACCTGATACAGAATCAGGAAGATTTAGATACTGCATGTTATCAGTGGGTAAAAGACCCCGAAGGGCCATACATCATATTCAACATCATAGAGTATTCGAAATGATATGAAAACTTCGCCACGAGAAATTAGATACGAAACTCCGATAGAGTTGGTTGACTTTACACTGCCGACTGTGTTTCTTGCTGGTCCTACGGTAAGAGGAAATCAACCGCATTTGACTTCGTGGCGATTTGAGGCTGTGGGACTATTCATACGGAACGAGTTTGAGGGCAACCTTATTATTCCCGAGTTCACTAATAAAATGGAGTCGGATAAATATCGCTATGATATTCCCCTGTGGGAGTACACTGGTTTGCAGAAGGCTCATGTCATTATGTTCTGGATACCGAGGACTCGGGAACTGATTGGATTAACCACAAACCACGAGCATGGCTATTGGATGGCTCGGGACCGAAAGAAGGTTGTCTATGGTCGCCCCGATGATGCTTATCGCATCAAATATCTTGACATCATGTGGGAGCAAGATGCGAAGCGATTTGAGGCACCTTGTCCAATTTACAATACACTCGGAAAAACTGTAGATGCTGTCTTGGAAAAGCTTCCACAAATGGAAACGATGCAGCTTGACAAACTGCGTGCCGCCCTTAAAAAGTTCAACGCCACATAATGATTGAATATCCATCCATAATGTCTAGCTCCAAGGCTCCACGAGAACATTGCATAGCGTTCGACAAATCGGACGGGTCGAATGTGAGAGTTAAATACACTCGTAACAAGGGCTTCCATTTGTTTGGAAGCCGCACTCAGATGTTTGACAAAGGGCATCCTTTCCTTGGTGCTGCGGTAGATATTTTCTATAGGGATTTCGAGAACCCGTTGGTGAACTTGATTGAGGACTTCTGCCCCAATGAGCGGGAAGTAATTGCTTTCCTTGAGTTTTTTGGAGACTTGTCTTTTGCGGGATGGCACGAGCCAAATGATCCGACCAAGAGACTTGTCTGCTTTGACATCATGGTTGGGCATAAGAATAGACAATTCATTATGCCTCGGGACTTCGTTAAATTGACGGAACGACATAAAGTCATTGCCCCTCGGGTTATCTATGAAGGCAACTTGAACGACCAACTTATTGCTGATGTGCGAGCGGGTAAGTATGACGTGGTTGAGGGTGTCGTCTGCAAAGGCACACAAAAGACTGGGGCGCACCGAGGACATGTGTGGATGGCAAAGATAAAGACTCAAGCTTACTTGGATAAGCTGTTTAATCGCTACGGCGAGGAAGGATTGAAAAAATATGGGGAGTAAGTATCATAAGTGTCTCCTTTGTCCGTGTGAAATACCACTTGAACAAATTTATTGTTCGGGTTGTAGTACAGAAGTTTGGGCTATAAGGGCAATGCTGAAGAATGGGGTGGTGAATATGCCAAAAAGTGGAAGGCATTACAGAAGAAAATAGAGGCAGCAAAAGAATACAAAGGAAAATAGTATGGCGAATAATGTATCAGAACAAGATTGTAGTTTAGCCGCTCGGTTGGCTAAAAACATGAATCTAGCAAAGCTTTTGCTTGACGAAAAGACTGAATGGAGCGGAATCGTTCAAATGCAAAATACATTGGATGCCGAAGCATGTGGTCGCTATATGACTGCGCTTGAAACCCTTGGTGTTACTACCGTCGGCGCTACAGTAGAACAACGAGTAGAAGCGTTTATAAAGGCTATGCTTAGGAAATAATTGAATGATTGACGAGAAACCATTCAAATGTAGTTTGTGCCAACTCAAGCACTGGTTTGCGGTGTATGACCCCGAACGAAAGATTTACGTGTGCCCCAGATGCAGTGAGAAGGTGGGGCATGAACCTCCATTTACCGCCAAAGAGATTTATCGTTTGACAAAACCTAAACATGGGGTATAATACTGCACTATGAAAATATTTTCGGGAAACTCCAACAAACCATTGGCGGAAGCAATTTGTAAACACTTGAATCTTCCGTTGGGAGAAATTTACACTCACTCTTTCCCGAGTGGTGAAAGCTATGTCCGGCTTATGGAAAATGTAAGGGGAAAAGATGTATTTCTGATTCAATCAAACGAACCTCCGTCCAATGAAAAGTTGATGGAGTTACTTGTGATGATTGATGCAACCAAGAGAGCAAGCGCCAATAGAATTACTGTTGTTGTACCGGGTTATTTTTTCTATTCTCGGCAAGATAGGAAAGATAAATCGAGAGCACCTATTTCTGCCAAATTAATTGCTAACTTGCTCACTGTGGCTGGTGCGAACAGGGTACTCGGCATGGATTTTCATTCGCAACAGTTGGGGGGTTTTTTCGACATTCCAACTGACCAGCTATATGCTATGCCAGTCTTCTCTGAGTACCTTCAACGCATCGGTATGAAAGACGTGATCGTGGTTTCTCCCGACGAAGGAGCGGTTAAACGGTGCAGTGCTTTCGCTTCACATTTGAAATGTAATCTTGCCATTCATCTAAAAAAAAGAATCGGAGATACCACGGTCGAATCTCAAGGACTGGTGGGAGATGTGAAGGATAAAAATGTGATTGTTTATGATGACCTAGCAGAAAGTTGTGGGACTCTGCTTGAAGTTGCGAGAGTATGCAAGACATCGGGGGCGTTATCAGTCAGAGGATTGATAACTCATAATTGTCTAACCGATGCCGGTCGAATTCGGTTGGAAACTGACACATATCTTGACAAGTTGGTAATGACTAACACCAATTTTAATTCAATTTCGCATCATAAAATAGAAATTGTGGATGTCTCACAGGTGTTTGCCGAGGCAATAAGACGAATTCACAATTCAGAAAGTATTTCTGGCCTGTTCGGAGTTACAGGATTTTAGCATTCTTTTTCAAGTTATCTATTGCCCATAAAGGTTGTAAATTAGTGTAATGAAAACACTTCCGTTGCTCTTCCTCATTTGTAAGATCAAACGCTGCACATGGGATAATGTGATCTATGTGAATTTTACCATTCAATAAGTCCTGCTCCGTCATCCCGCCGTGAAGTTTACTCCTTATATAAGAAGTTAGAAATGCGGGAGTACACCCTATTAAATCAAACGTACGATGTAGTTTTGAAACTCGGCGGGCTCTTAATGCATTACCCAATCTACTTCTTAATTTATGTTTTAGTTTTGCTTGTAGATTAGTATTCCTTCTGATTTTCCGTTTCAGAAAAATTTCAAGTTTGTTCTTTTGGTAGAACTCTTCCTGTTTCTTCTTAATAGCCTCCGAATTAATTTCCCTATATCGTTTGTCTTTCTCCGCTATTTCTTTCCTATTTATCCATCTGTATTCCCTTCTCCAAATTCTCATCTGTTCCACATGCGTATGATTATATTCCGAACTTTTGGAAATTCTTGCTTCTCTATTTTTACTCCAATCAGTTTCGTGATATTTTCTTACTTGGGCGGCGTTATTTCGTTTCCATTTCAGTTGATGTAAATAATTGCACCGCTTGCAAATGGAACGATAATTATTAGTATCCCGCCGAAACTCAAACTCTGTTAGCAACTTTAACACTTCGCATTTTCGACATCTTTTTGTGGTATCGCTCTCGGGATTTGCGTCGCTCTCGGGCAGCATGTTTCCAGTAAGACCGCATTCGGTATTTTCGGTTGAGTTCATTCCATTCTTCCTTGGTTCTGTTCAGTTTCTTTCTTCCCATAACATTTGTCCTTACAAAAGACCTTACAAGAATAAATAGCGATGGAATAAATGAAACGCTTGACAAAGGTGAAAAATCTGTTACATTATGGGAAATGAAACGAAAACAAAAGATTGAGAACCCCAACTTTGCCCATCCCGTAGGCAAGTCCTCCATCCTTCGTATTGACTGGAAGTCTTTTAAGAAGGAAATGCCTAAGAGCGGACAAGACATCTGGGTGGTCCTCAAGGCAAGGAATGGATACCACGTCGTAACGGGAACATATTTCAATGAAGTTATTCCCGCCTCCAAGGATGGCAACTTCCCCGAGACAACGTGGAAGATAATCAAGTTCCATGATTTTGGCTGTCCTGACATTCTCGTAGGCAAGCAGTACGCCGATAAGAATCAGAAACATCTTGTGGCGTGGGGTATTACTCGGGGCATCATTCAGCTTTCCAAGTTTCCCGAGGACTGGACCATCAATGCACCCCGCAACGGCTAAGAAAGTCCTTGCTAACGAAGAGACGTTAGATATAGCAAAGACTGCCGAGGCAGTACGAGAAGATAAACGCCTTCGTGAGAAGAAAGATAAGCCCACTTCCCAAGCTAACTCCCTGCGGGCACATATGTTGTGGCTCGCCCGCCATAAAGAGAAAGAAATGTTTCGGCAGAAGGTCCGAGAGATTTGGAATAAACGTAAAAAAGTATGATGACACGTTCTCAAGGAAAACAGAGCCTCAATTGGGTAGTTCAAATAGTTAACGTTGAAGACCCTCCAATTAACTCTGCTGCTCACCTTTGTCTTTTGGCGAGAAAGTACTTCAAGGAAGACAGAAGTATTTATACTAGATTCCGTATGCATCATCTGCGTAATAAGTGGATGAAAATACAAATGCGGGATAACAAAGATGAGCAAGGCGGCTTGACTTGTGCTAATTGTCACCGCAAAGGACTTAGCCCGTGGACTACCGATGCCAGTATGCGAGCGGTGCTTGATCATAAAATAGAAATTGCTATGAATGGGGATTGGCGGGACCCGACCAACTTCCAAGTGCTCTGTGACCGCTGCAACGCACAGAAAAACGACCTATTCCAGAAACTTCAACTTTCCGTTTGACTTTTTATAGTCCTGTGTTACAGTGATGGTATGAATAAAAACGCTATCAAACAACGTATCGTAACTCTGGCTGCTCGTGCTCTCGCAAATCAGGAAGCCCTCGGCAAGGGGAACACTGATTTTGCGGCATGGGAGAAGGTCAATGCCGAAATGGAAGCCGAACTGGAAGCCATAGGAAAGGCTGCGGGCAAGGGCTTGGTTATTGGCCGTGTGCTGACCTTTGGCGTGGCCGATGGTTCGGCCAGCTACGTCGTGACCAAGATTCGCAAGAACGATGTCGTGGTTGAGTGGGTGCCCCTCGGCGATGGTTATAGGTCGCAAGCCGTGGGTCTTTCCCGAGACAAGACCGAGTACATTGTGCTTCGCTCCACGGCTGAGGCTTACGCTGGTTTCTAACCATATGAACGAGAACACTTTCGCTCGAATTACCCGTTTACTGGGATTGAAGTTCTGGTTTGGTGGGAAGATGATTTACCCGTGGCTTCATCCGTGGAACAAGGTCGAGGACTGTGCAGTTATCACCCTCGATGGCTGTGTCACTCACAAGTTCCAAGTCCACAAGACCGAGGATTGTCTTTGCCATGTAATCTGGATGCTATTATCTTTTGTCTTGTTTTCTCGGGAATTTGTTTTCCTTTTCGGTGTGACGGCAATCCCCGCAATGCAGCACTGACCTTTTGAGCATAATCGGGAGTTTTCCATAATGCGAGAGATTTGGCTCTTAACTTTTCTATCACATAATCGGATGGGTCTGCACCCGTCGCCTCGAAATTCATGTTATAACAACCATCCTTATCTAATCCCGCCACATCAAGATACCTTTGCTCTGTTTCAATTAGCATTTCTCGTTTAGATTCTACTCTTTCAATCACAATAAAATCAAATGATTCTTTCCCATACTTATTCCACGATTTTTGTAAATGGTCATTCACATGGTTTCCATCACCAAGTTCTCTGCGATGGTCTCTCCATCTTTCTACAATATCATTTGATGACCCGACATAATACTTTCCATTAACCTTGTTTATTACCTTGTAGATGCCGCTTATTTTTCCAGTACTTTTGCATTCGCTCTTTACAGAGTCGTTTTCTGTTATTGGCATAGAACCTGTTGCCTCGAATACGGTTCTGTTCTCGGACTTCTGTTGTGGTTCGATTGAGACATTTTCTCCCCATAATTTATTCTCCTTTGATGTTGACATTAGTGCTTCCATGTAGTATAAATAGAGCGTTAAATGATAAAACGTTAAAAGAAAATGAACAATCGTCCCGATAAAGCAGGCATATGGGAATGGTTTGAGGAAAATGGGACAAAGCGCCTTGTCTGCGTGTGCTGTGTAGGGCGGGATTGGTTACGGGTTTATTGGTGGGGAGGATATTATTCCGTTAACCCCGAGCCTGAGACCCCCGGTCTTGAATGGCCTGATAGATGGGGCAGTTTTGTTGGTGAAAATGAGTCAGTACCTGACGAACAACTATACCTTGGGCCAACGCCCGAGCAAGCGGAAAAGATACGGAAACAATATGAAAATCAACATTCCACTAATTGATGCGAATTCCTTTATGGTTCACCAGCATGTGGTGAACGGCGAAGTTCTACATTTGGTTCAACCCATCCATATCGGATGTGCTTGGCAAGCGGACACGCTCCATTTCCGTTCATCACTGTGGAATAGCGAGGGCGAATTGGTAAGTGCTGGGCACAAGAAATTCTTCAACTTCGGGGAGAAACCCGAACTTTCGCCTCCCCCAGTTTCCCTGAACAACTGTAATGTTGTGACCAAGGTTGACGGGAGTTTGCTAATAGTAAGCAAATACCGAGGGCATCTTATTATCCGAACGAGGGGAACCGTGGACGCCACTAAACTTGACAATGGTCATGAACTACATCTCTTTGTGGAGAAGTATCTCCCAAATATCTACCTTATGGAAAAGGGAGATACGTGGGAGTATTCGTATCTTTTCGAGTGGACGAGTCCCTTGCAGAGGATTGTTATTGATTATGGCATTACCCCCGAGTGGCATTTGGTTGGGAGAATATACCATCCTGATTATTCGTTGACTTCGCAATCACAATTGGATTTGTTGGCAAAGATGATTGGGTGCCCAAGGCCACAAACATATACATTTCCTTCGCTGAATGAGTTGATTGCTTCCATTGGGCAATGGATAGACCGTGAAGGCATTTGCCTCTATTCCAATAACGATCAGACAATCCATAAGTGCAAGTCTGAGATTTATTTGGCAAAACATCGTTTCAAGTCTGAGGCAACTTTGGAGAACACTCTTGAGTTGTACTTCTCTATGGGTAAGCCATCTTATTCCGAATTCGAAAGGCAACTGGTGGAGACCTTTGACTATGAGTGCTTCACTATGGTTCGGGGTTATGCCTCTAACATCTGTGACGCCGCCAAGCAAGTCCAACAGATTGTCGGTGGGATTGACGAATTTGTTGAGGGAACACTTCGCCCTCTACCGACACGCCGAGCACAAGCAGAGAAGGTTCTTGCATCCTACGGCCAGACGAATAGGTCAGCGTTTGTTTTCGCTCGACTCGACAATAAGGTGCTCAACGACGACCAGATAAAGAAAATTTTCTGGCAGGTGCTCAAGAAGTAAAGTATGAAACTTTACGCTACTGCCGATGACATTGACGCAATGAATGCGGGCGGATGGATTATCACTGCCTGTGACATTCCGCTTAAGAATATGGTTGTCCCATTTACTGTGGACGAGAATAACAACATCTTTGTTCAATTAACGAGTATCCCGCACATGTATCACGTAAGCAAAGGACCACCAGTATTGAAAAAGTAAACATAAGAATATGAAAACGACAACCAAAAAGTTCGCTCCGTGTAAGCATTCTGAATGGATGTTTGAAATGAATGGTTACATTCGGCGGTGTGCAAAATGTAAATGCATCCAAAGGTTTGTTAGTAAAGGCCCTCCCGATTATGGAAGGGGGTGGGTAAAAGACGAAACAATTTGACAAACTGCATGGGTGTGCTATATTAGCAACATGAAAAATTTATCGAGTAGCTTCTGCGGAATTTGTGGTGTATTGCTTGCATTGGGCATAGCTGGGGCATTTGCTCTCTCGGTCATGAATGACGAGAGTCGGGAGAATGAAGAACTGGCTTTTCTCCAGCCCGAGTACCGTGCCAAGCAGGACCGCTACATAGCGAGGTTGACACTCAAATCCGAGGAAATCCGACGCAGGGTAACAGAGCTATTACAACAGTCAGATGAGGACTCCTATGACCTCCCTGCCCCCGAGTGGTATTGAACAATATGTGTGGTGGATGGAGACAAGACAGACCGACGCCTTACCAACTTGTAGTAATACGGGAGTTGGTAATGACCGTGGACCCCAGAGACAAGCTTGACATGGTACATGTTGGCTATTGGAATGGCACGTTCTACTGTGCCCTGTCCAATGAGAAGGCCAACGGCGACAAAATGCCCAAGGGCCAATGGGTAGGAGTCAAGATAGTCAACATTTACGGTTGGCAAGAGATTGAAAATATGGAGCCAAAAGTATGAGTATTATGTTGCCAAACTGGTTTCTGTTTCTCGGTGCCATTGGAATTGTGATATGGATACTCGTCGGAGTTTTGGCGGCTAAAGCATTCATAGTCATGCGAGAGCGAGCAGGAAAAACGTTTCTTCCCCCGCCTCGCCCGAAAGCTTCCCCGGATGATGCTGATTGGTGGAAAAATAATGACTGATATGTGATGAAGAGTGAGTTTTCTGAGTGGAAAAGAAAGACATAAATATGGGATGGTCAATACAAATCAAGACCGACAAACCTGTAACTGATGAGGTAGTGCGGGCATGTGTGAAAGAAATGCCTAAGTGTTATCACGGTCCATTCGGTCCTATATCTGAACAAGAGTGGGGATGGTCTATGTTGGTGGACGTGCAGAAGCCAAGCAAGTGTCCCGAGAGTCTTGGGTGGTACATTAGTGGTGCTTGGTTCAGTGTGAAAGAGGCTGAACCTTTCTCTTTTGTATTGAAATTGCTGCTTGAGAAGCGTGGATTCAAGGTAACATTGGGAGAAATATCATGAAACTAAACGTATGCCCGAAGTGTGGTAGCAAGAACCTTGGCGATAGGTGGGCTATGGGACGCAAGCTTGAACAATATTGTAATGGTCCTGATGGTGAGGATTGCACTTGGGTAGGCGAGCCTCGCATCCCCGAGAAGAAACGTATTACCAATACAGATACCCTGAGACTGGACGAGTTCTTCGGCTGGCACTACATTGTGTACGATAGGTATGGTCATGTCCAAACTGATTCGGCTACCCATGATACCCGTGCGGAAGCAATGAAGGCATTGGAAGAAGATTTGACACCGAGAGAAGGTTACGATGACCCTGCTGCCCCTCTTACTGCGGTCTTGTTCAATGTTCCTTCTCATGTTTCCGTCAAGGGAAAGATGTACCGTTTCAAGAAGGGAAAGGTTACAAAAGTATGACGAAGTTAGGACAATGGCACAAGGATAATATGGGCGACTATGTTATCGAAATCGAAAGCACCCCGATGGTGCGTGGTCGCATTGTCCGCTGCCCCATTGTCACTCGTTTTTCTACACGGTTTTGGAGAACGAAGTCTCGGTGGCTGCTGTTGGTGAATGACAATCAGTATGGTTTCTGGAAGACCATGCGGCAGGCAATGGATAAGTTTGAGAAAGACTGTGTACCTATAGATAAACCAATTGACGACTATGATGGTGAATACTATTGCTGGCATGGCGACAAGCCCTATGGTCCCGGACCCTATTGTACTGGCTGCGGTGGTCTAATCAAAAAGAAATGATATGAATGGATTACAAGCATTGAACTTGGTGATGTGGTTTGCGGTTCTCATTTGTATATGGGACCTGTCCTTTATTCATTCTCTTATCACTATGCTTGTCATATTAGCCTATGGGCAAACTGAGCGGTGGTTAGGAAACGAGGAAGAAAAATGAACGCTGAATGCCCAAATCCAAGATGTCGTTCCACCAAAGAAAAAACGGTGGTCGAACATATAACGGATGATTCCCACGGTCTTCCACATTACTGGTTGATATGCAAAGAGTGCGGGTATAACTTCAACCATTGGGACTGCGATGAATCTCGAATAAAGAAAACTTTCGGTGATAATTATAAACTCTATTTATGAACTTCACTAAGGCTGACAGAATGTGTTTTGCCAAGCGGCGATACCCGAGCCAAATTAAGGCTCACTGTGCTCTCGGCAAAATGCTCGGGCAGTATCCCGAGAATGCCTCGAAACAATGGCGGGTCTATCAATGTCCCCTTTGCGCCGGATTTCATCTTACGAAAGAAAGTCAGGACAACCCCGAGTATCAGAAGCGCCGTTGGATGGCAGGTTTAGGAGTGAGGGACTTGACAACTGCGGGAAGTGTGGTATAGTGCAGTATGTTGAAATTGACCATTACTCGTACGTGGGAACCAGTGACAGCAATCGTGGAGAGTTGCGATATGTGCCCGTGGTTTGCCCGTGAGCGCCACGGAATGTACACTGACCCTGTATGCCAACATCCCAAGTACAAT